GCCCAGAATAACCGTTGCATGATTTGCGGGGAAGAGGAAGTCGGTATTCGGCTATCCTTGGATCACGATCACGAGACGGAGCAACTTCGAGACTTGTTGTGTCGGAGATGCAATTCAGGACTCGGGCAATTCAGGGACAACATTGAGTTGTTGCTCAAAGCCGCGAAATATCTTGAACGCTGGGCGGCACTCCCGAAGTTTTTCAAAGGATAAATTATGCCACAGCAATCGCACCCAATCGACGACCTCGTCAAGCATCTTTCCGACCAGTACAAGAAGGGCGGCGACGAAACCACAGGACTGGGCAACGAGTTGTCAGAGCGTGTGAAGATGAACCGCGCAGCAGGAGTAGGCGGCGCGAGCGCATCAGGCCCAGCGGCACCCGCGAAGGGCGCGCCCGCCAAGATGGCTCCCGCACAGGGGCCTTACGGCACGCAGGGCAAAGAGAAAATTCTCGATACGTCCTATCTCGACAAGCCCACTGCGATCAAGGCATACGACAAGGGCGGCGTGGTTGGCGGCTCGAACATCGTCGGCGGTTCGAATAACAACGCGCGCAAAACGCCTGTGTACGACAAGGGCGGCAAGGTCAACGTCAACGATGGCAAGCATCAGGTGGCGATTCTGAAATCGGGCGAGCGGGTTCTCACCGAGAAGCAGAACAAGAAATACGAGAAGGGCGAGAAGTTCGACAAAGAAAACCCAGCCGAGAACGCGATGGAGATGAAGATTTACGATAAAGGGGGCAAAGTGGCAGGAAATCCGTTTGACATGATCACCGGGGGCAAGACCCCCAAGAAAGAAATTAAGGAGATGGTGCACAGCAAGACGCACAATGGCAAGCACGTCATCACGCACAGGCATCACTCTCCCTCGCATCATCCTGATGAGACGCACATGTTCAACAATCTGGACGAGGCGAAGGACCACATGGACGCGCACGCTGGAGACCAGCCCGCAGAGGGCGCAGCCCCGATGACAGCAGCACCGTCACCGATGGCCGCTGGAGCCCCGCCCGCAGGCGGCGCTATGCCGCAACCTGGAATGTAGGCGGTTTTATGACGCAACCTAAACTTGGCAGCGGCGAGAGATTCGCTGCCTTGAAGAGTAAGTTGAGCAAGCGCATGGACGGGCACAGTAAAGGCAACAAGGCCGTCCACGATCCTGGCGCGCTCGCTGCCTACATCGGGCGCAAGAAATACGGCGCAGCGAAGATGGCAAAGATGTCCGCCGCTGGACGAAAATAAGTTCGGAGGAGATGTGCAGATCACAGCGTTAGAAACGTGGTATCAAAAACATCTCCTCGACAAGACCTACCAGTTTAGGGACAAATCGCCCGACTGGATTCAGACGCAGGCAACGGCCAGTTTTCTGCGGCTCACGCCAGACCAGCAAGTGCAGGTCGCTACTGTCTGTCAAAAGTACGGGCTGAACGACGCCGCCGCTATGGCGCGCTATCGCTTCATGGCCCAGACTAACCTATTCGCGTTGTGCAAGTTGCTGGAAACCTACAGCGACATGTCCGACCAAGAGTACGTCTGGATAGACGGCACGGTTCACACGATTCACGAGAGTATTTGCAACGCGTTCTTCGTGCGGAAGGACCCCACCCAGAAGACATTCAAGGGCTTCGCCACAAATTACATCGAGAAGAAGGAACGCCTTCTGCTCGTCCCGCGTGGCGGCTTCAAGAGTTCGATGGATATGGCCGACTGCGTCCAGTACATCATCAACTGGCCCGAAGTGACCATCCTCGTGCTGACTGGTGTGCTCGCCCTCGCTAATGATTTCGTGGGCGAGATCAAGGGGCACTTCACGCTCGAAGAGGGCGAGAAGAAAGACTTCCACCCTCGCACGATGTCGGACGATCTGCCGAGCGTGTTTCAGATTCTCTTTCCTGAGCACTGCATACCGACGGACGATGGTAAGAGTTCCGAGTACCAGACCCCTGCGGTTTCAGTCGTTCTGAAAGAACCCACAGTATTCGCGGCATCAATTGAACAGAACTTGACAGGCTGGCACGTCGGCGTGCTGAAACTCGACGACGTAGTCACCAACGAAAACTCCCAGACCGTTGATCGGATGAAGAACATCAACAAGCAGGTTTCGATCAACCAAGCGATGCTCCATCCCTATGGGTTCTACGACCTCATCGGGACGTGGTACGACGCTGAGGATGTCTACGGCCTCATCATCAAGAACGAGAAGAAGTACGCGGAAGACGGGGAAGAGTTCCCGACGAAGATTTACATCCGTGCGGCTTGGTGGCCGACCGCAGCGGCGAAGCAGGCGGGCAAAATTCCCGAGGAGATGACCGAGCAAGACTACGGCTACTGGTTCAACGTGCAGGGCAATCCGCACTCGTTGACATATCAGTTCCTCAACACGAAGCGACGGAACGACCCATACTTCGCGATCAAATATCTGAACGACCCGACCCAGATGCACGTCATCAAGTTCCCGAGGGAACTCCTCGTGCGGCGCACTGTGAACGCGGTCGAACTGCCCGGAACGGGCCTGATTGTGACCTGCGTAGACACAGCCTATTCCACGAAGAGTTGGGCGGACTATACGGTCATCATCACCGCGCTCATCTACGGCGGGAGATTCTACATTATAGACATGAAGCGCGGGAAGTTCAACGAATATGAACTCCCTGCGATGATCGCCGCGACCGCGCTCCAATGGCGTCCGAAGCGCATCTGCATCGAGGACACGGGCAAGGCTGAGAAGTATGTCCAGCGTGAAGTCTACCGCGAGATGGACAAGCTGAAAGTGCGCGTCCCGATTGAGATGTGCCCGCTCGGTCAGGGCAACAAGACGAACTCGAAGAAGGTCAAGGCGGGCCCCGTCCTTCGGTTACTCGGAGACGGGCGATTGCTTTTTATCAACACATGCCCAGGTCTAGAAGACCTCTACGACGAACTCTCGAAGTTCGGAACAGCATCAAGCACGCACGATGACATCGTGGACGCGCTGGCTATCCTCGTCCAGCAGTTCGGGGCATACGCAGAGATTGAAGGCAGGATGACATCGGCCTCATCTGATTATGTTCTCGACCCGAGGATGAAACTCTTCCACGACCAGACGTACGGCGACGGAAAGTACTCGCGGTTCAACGCGAATATCCAGAACGCCGCGCTGGAGTTCCCTGACATGGCGCACGACCAACTGGCGCAGCAGGCAGCACAAGATGCATACGAGGCGGCCCAAGACCCGCTTGGCGAATTGTTTGGTTGATTTGCCTTTTGTTCGCTAGTGTGATAGACTGTAAATGGGGGAGAAAAGCCTTATGCACGTTTACGCTATCCAGAACACGGCGAACGGGAAGATTTATATCGGGCAAACTATCCAGAAGTTGGATAGGTATCTGCGCTCTGATATCACTCGGGCTCTGTTAAAAGGCGAAGATCGAAAGCCTCATCTATATAACGCCATTCGTAAGCACGGGGCTGAAAATTTTGTGATTCGACTTCTTGTGAATGCTCTTGATAAAGAGCAAGCGGACAAGTTGGAGCAATTCTTCATTCGTACTCTTGAAACTCAAAAGAGAGATATCGGATACAACATCGCGGCTGGCGGCGGTGGGTCTTTTGGATATCAGAAAGTTTTTACTCCTGAACATCGAGAGAAACTCGCCGCGATATGGCGGGGGCGTCATCATTCGGAAGAAACAAAAGTAAAGATGAGGCTAGCGAGTTTAGGGAAACCAAAGTCATTAGAACATCGAGAGAAATTAAGCAAGGTGAGAATGGGCAAAAAGGTTGGTCCGTTTTCTGATGAACATCGAAGACACATGAGCGAAGCGGCGACTGCTGCTCACGCTAGAAGGAAGGCTGCATGCCAGAACCTACCGCAGTAGAAAGCGGGGGATTGGCGAAATTACATGCGTGAAATCATGACGGGTCGAAGGGTGACTTGGAGTGAGAAAATTAGCGCCGGTCAAAAAGGAAAGACGCTAACGCCAGAGCATATCGCGGCTTTAAGAGCAGGGCAAGCGGGTTGTAAGAAGCCCCCACGCTCTGTTGAGCACCGCAGGAGACTAAGCGAGAACATGAAGAAGCGATGGGCTGAACGAAAATCAAGGGGGGCAAATGCCTGATACCCCAGTCACTGACGGCGTTGGAATCATCCCTGATGGGAATCCCAGCGCACTGATTACGGCTGCGGACTTTAGTAAAGACGGTGAGTTGAAGATGGTTGATAAAGACCTCGCGCTTGTAGTGCAGAGCGCCAATCTCGCGAAAGCATTCATTGCGAATAAACAATGGACACTTTTGTGGAGAGATGCCGATTAACATACAGGTCGGCTTAAAATTCATTCTGATTGACTCGAACGCTGTGATGCCAACGAGGGCGAACCCGCACGGGACGCTGAGAGACTAAGCGAATGAACACCGCAAGGTGATGCAATAGTCCGAGCATACGGGAATCCAAACTGTATGAGACGAACAGAAATGATTCGTCCTGCTACGGCAGTAACAAGATGCTGTTATATCAATCTCCTCGACCGATGGAAGTTTACGAGAATACCTCAAAAGA